CTCTTCCAAGTCTGACATAAGATAAGCATATCCATCTATTTGACTATGTGCATCTATTTCATATTCTTTGGCTGTTTTAATAATATGTTTTAATTTTTTTATAAATTGTTTTTTAGTCATTTTATTTTGTCCTATACAGTTAGTGATATGGGATATTATGCATACTTTCCTAAAAAAGAAAAGCCCCGTCTGGACGGGGCTTAAATCGGCGTTAATATGTGGGTAGTTTTTAACTTGCCATTGCTACCCTATTCCAGTCGGTTTTACCTAGGTTTAAAACTTTCCCTCCTAGGCGTTGCCAAAAATCTACGTTGTCAGGATCAGCAGTATTACCTACAGCCGTACAAGCGTTAACAAGTGTAGCTCTATTAATCTTTTGGTTTTGCTCATATCCTGATTGTCCTATTGTCTGAAGTAAACCCTCTAATACATTGCTAGTTTCTTTTTTAGATAAAGTTAAAACTTTTCCTAAATTTTCGACTGATTCATTCATAGGTACGTTAACTACGTCTTCCTTAGCTCTTTTCATTTTTTCAATGTTTTCGTCAAAAGCATCTCTACTAGCATATGAGCTAACAATGTCCCTGAGCTGAAGTTTTAAACTATGGTTGTCAGCTTGTTTAGTTTCGTCGGTTAATACATTCCAAGTATCGCCGTCCCTCGCACTAGTGATATGTGCTTTCCTAGTTACGTTTTCAGTTTGCATACCATTTGTACAAGCTAACGTCCAATTTATACCGAATACAGCTACGCTACCACTACCAGTTTCAGAATTACTAATTCCAATTCCATGCGCCATTAAATCGCCAACTCCTGCATCAGCTTGTATAACTTCAGATTTTAAACGTATGTAAAGTTTTTTATCTGTATTAGCAAAGTTAACTATTTTCCAACAAGCGTCTGACTCTCCAAGTGTTGGTAAAGCCGACTCCAATAAATCAGAATTATCAAAAGTCTTAAACTTATCAGATAAAAAAGCTCTAGCCGTACCCGTATGATTATCATAATTAAACGGGTTTGCATGATTTGAATTTTCAAAAGTTCTAACCATACGTTTAGAATTTTCTTTTTGCCAGATAGCGTTAATCAAATTATCCATTTCTCTAGGATAGTTCTGTTGTAAACGTCTAGCCGTTGGAGTTGCTATCTCTGCTTTTTGAGCTATTTGGTCAAAACAATGCTGATTAACATTAAGTATCTTAGTCGGCTCGCCTTGGTTTGCTTCCATAACAATCTGACTATATGCAGCTTCTCCTTCATTCTGCAAAGTTCTAAACTGAAGCTGATTAGTCGGCGCTATGTAGTCTTGCTTCATTTTATTTTGCTCAGTAATAACATGAAGCATATCTTCTAAAGATCTATTTTCGTTTTCTAAATGTCGCATATTTTTCTCCTATATAAAATGCAATTAAAAAAAGCGGGGTGTGATACCCCGCTTAAATAATATACGATTTGTCTTATATGTAAAGTTTTTAGTTTTTATAGTTTTTATAAATCTCTGACTCAGGTGCTAAATAAATAGTTTGTTTAGTATCTGAGTTATTACAATTTGGACATTTTTTTATAAATTTTTCTTTCTCTTCATAAACATATGTACAAACTAAACATTCAATTAAATTTAACATTGTTTTGCGCCTTCCATATTTTAGCTACTTTATGTTCAAATTTGTCTTCCAAATATTCTATTATGCAAGCTAGCTCTGACTGGGTGTAGTCTTTTGCATAATCAGATTTTTCGTACTGCTCAATAGTTTTAGATACATGATAAAAAATATCTTCATAATATGTAAATCTTTTTAATTTTGGATCTTTAAACCATTCGCTTAACAAGTCATAAAAAACAAGAAATTTGTAAACTGGGTTACCCTCGTGGGCGTTATCCAATATTTTTTTATCGTCTATCGTTTTCATTTAATTGCTCCTTCAAATAATATTTAACAGTATGATCTCCAATATGGTCGGCCAAAAACTGAGTGATTCCGTCTCCGCCGTCCAGTAGTTGCATAACGTAATAAAGATCAGGATCTTGATATTGGCTGTCCATACATTCTTGAATTAAAAAATACATTAGATCTCTACCCTCTAATGAATCAATTTTTTCAATAAGCTTTTGTTTCGCTTGTTCATATTCCATTTTAATCCTCCTCCTTTTTTGAATATGCAATTACTAAAAAGTCTATATCTTCGAGTGATCTATCATCTTTTTCAGGATCTTCAATATAGTCTGCAAGTCTATAATGTGATTTACCCCCAAACCAAGCCGTTCCGTCTTTGGTGTTCATAGGTATCCACCCATTTTTGTCTAGGTGTTTTAATTGATCTTTATTTAAAAACATTAAGGTATCTCCTCTATGATTTCTATTACTACATCATCATAGCCTTTGGCTTTCCACTCATCAAAAGCTCGTTTGGCGTCCTTATAATTTTTGTAGTAGTCATCAACACCGCCTACCCAAACTATATAACGCCAACCTAATGGATATTCATTTTGCATTAGTTTCTCCTATGTATGTGATTTATCCCATACTTTTACTAAATAAAAAAGGCCGTGTCAATCACGGCCTTAGTGTCAGCGTCTACGCTTAATTGTTTTTGGTGGTCTTTTTTTATACTTGTTATAGTCTTCGCCGTATAAAAGTTTGCCTATCCAATCAAATAGAAAAAACATTTTGCCTCCTTTCATTATTCATTAATTTTTCTCCAATGCTCAGGTACTTGAAAAAAATCATTGCCGTCAGTTTCTAGATCCCCATTTTTATTTGGCCTCGTCGAATAGATAGCGTCTTGTCTTTCATCAGTCAGATCATTGATATAAAAGTTCATATCAAAATATTCATTTCTAAAATAGAAACTATGCCAATCGTCGCCACTTTCAGGATCTAAATGATTTTTATAATAGTCCTGATATGCCTCTCTCGCTTTGGTTCTGAACTCTCTATTATTATCGAATAACCATTTCATACTAGGTTTGTTTCCGTCTTCATCTTTTTTATAAAAACGAACTATGTAAGCTATGTCATCGTCTACAGCTTCCATATAGTCCCAGTTAGTATGGCCAACCATATTTTTACAAGCCTCATCTAAATAGTCTGAATCATATTTAGCCATTGCTTTTCTCCTCTGGACAATATTGACGTTTCCACATTTCAATATTAGGCCAATTACATTGATGGTTTCCTATGGTATCGTAGTCCAACCAACCATTAGATTCATCGACGCCTTTCAAAAAAGCTAGGTATTCTTCTTCGCTATCAAAAGTATATTCTTTGACATCGTCTAAGTGTTTAGAGCTACCCCAAGCTATGTGGATTTTTATTGGTTCAAACTTTTTTTCCAAAGCTCTCAACGCCCTAATATCTTTTTTTAAATCGGCCTCGTTTTCATAACTAAACCCATATTGAGTTTTAAAGTTTACTGCATCAACACCTTGAGAAAGACCCGTAGATAATATGGCTCTCATTTCAATCACACAGCTTTGCAACAACTCTAGCTCTTCTTTAGATAGATTGTTCATCTTTGTCCTCCTTTGGGATTGTAAAACCAATGACTTGGATTTCATTATCCCCATCATCATCTGTACTGTCTCTGTTCCAACTAACAGGACATTCGTTTAGCCATTCATAAAATTGTTCTTTTTTATCTTCTATTACAGAATCAACAAGGAACATTCTATGTTTTTCCGCTAATTTCTCTAAATGAGGCCAACACACATCGTATGTTTCCTCTGTATCAAACGTAGCTACCCATTCGCTGTGTTTGTTAGTATTAAAATATGCTTTAATCATTCTGCACCTCCACAAACTTTGAAAGATCAACATCACAATACTCAGCAACATCTTTAGGACATTTAAAACGAGTGAACAAAAGCTTGGCATCTTGTAAAATGCCTCGCTCTTTTCTTCTAGCCTCTCTTGTACTTAGCTCTCCATCTTCAGTAATACTTTCAGGAGCTAGGCCACACACAATGTGTTCCCAACATTCCCTAGCCTCAGCTTTGGTTTTTGGAAAAGCACCTCTAACATAATTCCATCTTGGATCATCATTAGGAAATATAATTTTAACTCTATTCATTTTTGTCCTCCTACCTTTTCGCCAAAAAGATTATAAGTATCATCTAGCTCAACTGATGATATAAGATCTTCATCATTTAAATCTGCTAATTTTTTTATGATTGCTTTCCGAATATCATCTGCCCTTACAGATTTATCAGGATCTTCGGTTTTATGGTCTACACTAAAACCCAAAAACCCTCTGCTATTGTATTTCATTCTGCACCTCCATAGATCTCCAAATCATTTGGTTCTCTTGCTCAAGGCTGACATTGATGTGCTTGTTAAAGTTATCGCAAACTTGTCTGCAATGTCCCCAAGAACCTACAAACTTATCTAGTTCGTGCGGATCATTTGGATCGGCCTTGCCTAACGGCTGATAGCCTCCTTGGTTCCAAGTTACTTTTGCAACTCGATATATACCTCTCTGTCCTTCTTCTTTGACAGGCGTATAACAGTGTTTGTCTTCGATTTTATTCATAACATTTCTCCTATAAATATGTGTTATAGGATTTATCTTATATATTATTTATCAAATATCAAGGAAAAAGTTTTCGGCCAGTCAAAAGGGTATTCTGTTTTAAAGATAGGTTTGAGTTTTAGACCTTTTATTCTCAAATCTACTGCCTGACTACCCGCATATAAATACATAGTATCTTGTGATCTAACGAGAACCCATACAGAAGCTCGGCTGTGTCTAGTAAGCCAAGCGATTTGTAGTGAGGATAGTCTAACAACATTACCACTAGTGACTTTCAGCTCTACAAAATGAAATTGGTTTTTATTATCACAGATTAACAGATCAGGAATACCAAGTGTCATCCAGTTTTCTATTCTAGTTAACAAAATGTCTTTGGGTAATCGGCCTACGGCTTTTTTAATTTCTTGGAAGAACCCGCTTTCCTTCTTCGGCTGAACTGGTGGCCTCGTGGTCAATAGCTTCTTCAGCGTATCTCGGTTCATATGAATCCTTTATTTCTTTAAGAGCTTTCAACACTTCATCCTTGGACATACTATCAATAGTGCCATGACGGATTTCAGATTTATTAATGTAGATATTACCATTTGCCTGACCTCGTCGGAACTCAGCTTGCACAGCCGCCGAATATGCACCATTTTCTAATGCAACATCTCTTATTCTTTGTAGATCTCGTAAATGTCTTTTGTATGTAACACCATATTTTTCATCTAACTCATCTCGATAAATCTGTATTGCCCTACAAACATGAGGACATATTTCAGGATTAGTCATTTCATATGCACGAGTGTGAGCAGAAGAAACTGGGAAACCCGCATTAATCGCAGCTTCCCTCATGGTTATTGTTCCATCGTTGCTAACAAGTTCTTTTACAAACAGCTCTTGTTTCCTAGTTAGCTTACTATGAATATCTACTTTAGGCCTTCCCCGACCTTTTTTAATAGGCTTCAAATTATTCATATCTCTATATATACACCAGAAATTATTTTTTTACAAAAAACTTTTTGAGGCCCATTAAGGCCAAAATTGATTTAAGAAAGTTACATATTTGAAAACACAAGTGTAACCAATTATGTAACCAGTAAAACTGTTGGTATATAAGGGTTACAGAAGAAAGTTACATAAGTTACACCAGTTACGCCTATATTTAGTAAAAAAATATTTTTTTATTTTCAGCTCTATATATAAGGGAAAGTAACTTTTGTAACTAAAGACTATTGTTTTTGAATTTTTTCCTAATTAATCGCTGTATTTCAGTCAAAAAGGTTTCCTTGCGAGGCGTGACGCGTGGGTCGAGGATGTGGAGTTGCCACACTTTCTTCATAGTCGGTCTCTCGTTCAAGTTTGGTTCTTGTTGGTGGGATCCATTGAACTTCAGTTTTAAATTTTGGAACCCGTCTTTGAGAGCTTTCCCAGATGAACCAAGCATAGCTTGTAGCCGTTGAAGCATTTGCTGACAGACGACCTTTAATGATTGGAACTCGTTCTGTAAATTGAGCAATAATTGTTGGCGGGTTTTGTTTAAATAGTCTTTCATATCGACCTACGCTTTCTATGAATTGTGTCCGAGCAAAGATAGCCGTAGATTCTTTGGCCAAGGGTAAG